CTACTATCATTCATTACTTCCTTATTAGGTTCTACCTTCTTAGTAATTATCTTATTAATATGTGCGCTGGAATCCTGATCACCGGTGCTAATATTCTCTGCTAACCGGTCCTCTGAATCTCTGCTAACCGTATTAGTGACCTGCTCACCGGTGCTATGGATACCTGCTCTCCGGTCATCATAGTCATTGAGTATCTTATCAATGTTCTTTTCAAATACCTTATAGTAGTTTTTCGGAGTAGTATCAGAAGGTCCTTTCTTCTTCTCTCTAAAGACTAAATTATGCTCTAACAGTAACGTCATAGAGCTTCGTAATCTATGTAGCGTTAAGTTACAGTTCTGCATTAGTCTATCCTGGTTTAAAAAAACCATATCTTTACCAGGATGTTGTTTGTGTAAGAAGATTAGTTCTGATAGCAATATTGTTGCATCATTGCTTTGAATGTGTTTTGCTATTGCTTTGTTTACCATCCAAGAAGCATCCTTAGATAGTGTGTTAAATGATTGTTTCATAAAGTTTCGTATTTATGTGGGTTAATGTTTATATATAAAGATAAGAATAATTATTTAACTATCCAACTTCTTTCTTCTTAAGTTGTTATAATAAAAATGTTCGTTATATACTTTTATTTTCTCTTTATAGTTTTCAACAACTTCGAACTTCTCTCCTTCAGGTAATTTATCTATACCTTCAAAAGTATATCCTTTAGCTGGTCCTCTTTGTATAATCTTATCAGATGCTAAGCATAATGAAATAATACCTCTTGAGCACTTAAGGTTAAAAAATAAATGCATTCTGGATGCAAAGTATCTTTTATGACCATCTGTATGTATAGCTACTATAGGCTTTCTTCTCTTTATAGCTCCTCTTTCTACCATTGCATTATCTCTTAATCCTATATCCCAGGAGTGTTGTATGTTATATGAATGAGTTACCCACTCTAAGTTCTCTAACCTATTATCAGACTTATCACCATTTTTATGGTTTACTTGCAATGATTTATCTTTAGTAGGATTAAAAGTCTGTAGAACTATTCTATGAACCTTTTCAAGCTTAGGGATTACACCTCTATTATTAGGGTAATATCCAAATCGTGCATCTACTGGGTACATACGAATAAACTTATACCCCAGCTTATCTGTTTGTATCTTTAGTTCTTTTGGTTTAGTTACTGTTGAAATTATTCTTCCTCGTGTAGAAATTAAATACCTTTCGAAGCCTTCTACCTGCTTCCATTCTTCTTTTTTGTTTTTCATGTTTATCTATTTTTATTATTATTAATATACGATATATTTAACGTATAAAAAACTACTCTCTAATAATAAATAGGTACGTGTTTGCCTAAACACAAAAAAAAGTTTACAGTTGCTTGTTTGAATTATTATTCTTATATTAATAAAAGAGATGATTTGTTAATCATTTTTTATTTTTATTATTTTTTCATGTGAATAACCCGGTAGGCTGCCACTTGTCGGGTTTTTCGTTTAAACTTTTATTATGGAATGTCCTAAATGTAAAAAGAGTATGAGAGATATAGTAGACTTTACTATTGAACCTATCTTCTATTGTATCGAGTGTGATATAGTAGTTAAAGATGGTCTCTCTCTTAAGTAAATTGTTTTAGTATATAAATGTATTATAAGGTATTAGAACCTCTTAGAGACGGTTATTATCCGTCTAAGCTATATACAAAGCCTTCTGATTTATCTTGACTGTAGTACCTGAACCGGCATTATTGTGAAGTACTATAAGATTATTTCTACTATCATCTATAGCACATCCTCCTATTCTAAATACATTACCTCCTGCAGAACCTATATCACTTGCAGACATAATTAGATCAGTTCTATTATCAGGTTGAGCTGGATTATCAAAATCATAATCGTACATTTCAATTAGTCCATCTCCATCAATGTTTAAGTCTCTAAAAGTAACAAACATCTTATTATACGTTTTTGAAAAAGCTACACCAGTAGGTTTATTCTGTACTGTAGTAAGATCACCATAAGGATCGGTCTGTGTAAGTCCGGTTCTAAACTTTACTTTGTTACCTGACTGATCAAGCATTGCATATACATTATTCACATCGTCATAAGCTAAACCTCTAAATTCACCTGAACCTCCTAAGATATTTGTTGTACCATTAATATCAAAAGAACCAGTACCTGCAGTATTTTGATCATACTTAGCTGCAAGAGTTGGATTCTCTTTAGTACCTGATAAGTTTTGAAAGTATGATTCAATATATTCAGTACCGTTCCAAACTATACCTCTGTTACTAAATCCTGGATTTGCTTTACCAACATAAGCACCTGTTTTAGCAGGATACTCGTAATCGTAATGATAAGTATCAGTACTACCACCATCAGCTATTACAAAAAATGTATCACTTACTGAATTATAAGTCATATCATCATTCCTTGCACTACTAAAGGCAGGTCCTTCACTACCGTCACTTCCTATGTTTGTAAGCTTTTCAGTAAAAACAAAATCAAAAGGTCCTGCTCCTGTTTTAAAAAATCCAAATGGTTTAACGATCATAGCTTAATTTTTATGCTGACATATTAGGTGTCTGTACTGCATACACTTCAGTTGCAGAGTACGTTACTAACGTATACATATCTTCTTTACCTGCACCTGCAGTAGCAGCAGGTTTTGTTCCACCTGACCATCTAAATACTGATCCCCAATCTACTGCTCCGGTACCTGCTGGTGACTGTTTTACTAATAAAGTAGCAGTTTTACCGGCTCCGTTATTTGTAACATCGAACAGGTATGTTGTTGCATCTGCTAAAGTAATTTCAAACATATTTGCACTACTTAAATCTATTGAAGCTGTGTTGCTTGTTACTCCTACTGTTTGTATGTTATTATTTACACTACCGGATATACTTAAAGACCCTGTAATTTGAGCATTACTAGATATAATTACCGGTTTATCAAAGTAGGTTGATTTTACAAAGTGAGGAAAACCATCCGCTTCACTTGCATACATTATTGTATTCTGAAAATCTGAATCTGCATTAGCACCACCTTGCACTATAAATGAAGCTGTATTTGCTGCATCGTATGGGTTACCAAAGTTACCTATTGTACCTACAAATGCATCTGATTGATTTGCATCTACTATGTATATACCTGCTGCATTACCAGCTCCACTCCAACTACCTGCATCTGAATGTACTTTATAGTATCCTGTTTTCTTAGGTGTACCAACTTCTCCTAATTCAAATCCTGCTGTAGTACTAAAAGAAGCTTTAGCAGTAACTGCTCCTGTAGTAGTTAAACTAAATGCACTTACATCGCCATTAAAAGTAGATGGTTTATTAAATCCAGTAGATGAAAAACCGTTACTTGAAGTAACTGCAGTAGCAACTATATTACCATCTACACTTAAACTTCCTGTTATTTGTGCTCCTGCTTTAGCTTTTAATTCTTTCTCAACATGGAATCTATTTTCGTTTTCTGAAATCCACCATACAACGTCTCCGTTATGCTGAGCTTCAAAACATATTTTTCCGGCGTCTCCTGCATTGAAAGTACTTAAAGCTATAATACCAACATCTCCATTTCCACTAAGATCAGTTATTCTATGTGAACCGTAAATTTGTCCACCATAAGATCCACTGTTAGTATAAACGTTTACTGAAGGGTACTGCTGAGCATATCCTGAATTACCAACAGTAATTCCACCACCACCTAAAGACTGTATTGAACCTACAAGTGATGTAATCGTACCATTAAATGTAGAAGATTTATTGAATCCTGTTGAATTAAATCCATCACTTGCAGAAATTGAACCTGTAGCTACTATATTCTTTCTAGAAGATACTAAATTGTTATCAAAGTTTATATACTCATCATTTGAAAGATCTGTAACACTAAAGTTATCTGATCTTAGCTTAAGATTACTTGCACTACCTGTTAAAATGTTAGCACCTTGTTGTTTTATATCTACAAAAGTACTAAAATTAAGTTCACCATTTAATTGTGTATTACCTGTTACAGTTGCATCACCGTTTATAGTTGCATTTGTTCCATTATCGATTATAATAGAATCAACTACTGTATGGTTACCGGTACCCTTAATTAATGTATTAGCTGTTGGGTAAACTTCGGATCCTTTACTACCAGATGCACCAGTTAACATACCCGCAGAAGAACCTCCTGTCTCCACCTGTATCCAGTTATCATCTACACTATCCCACTCAAATGATCCAGTCAACCCAGAGCCACTATCATATACCTTTAGTCCTGCAAATCTTGCTGTTGGTGAGTCTGCATTAAGTACTATATACTGATCACCTATAATTGTTGCCGAACCTGTTACTGTTTGTAAGTACCCTATAGAAGCTGAAGTAAATGAAGCATTAGAAGCTGTTATTGCTCCTGATATATCTAAACTACCGGTAATGTTAGCTCCAGATCTCATAGCAACCTCTTTAAGAAGTTTTAAATCTCCAGATTGATCCATTACTAACCCCCAATGTAAAAACTCTCCACCATCTCCACCTCCAGCAATAACTGTATATGGATCACCTGCAACGTTACCTATAGGATTAGCATTACTAAATCTACCTATTAAAGTAGGTTTTGTATAAGTACCAGAAGTATCGTCTATAGTAATGTTAGCAAACACACTTGTTGAACCGCTATAATTTTGTTTAAGATTAACGTTAGGTGTACCTGCTGGAGAAGTAGCATCTCCTACAGTTAAAGTAGTACCTGTACCTTCTATTGCTATATTACCATCTACATCTACATCTCCTTTAATTGGTAAAGTACCATTAGAAGCTGTTATAGCAGATCCATTTTGCATATCTATATTTACCGGACTACCTGCAGAACCAACATTAATTGGGCCTGTTTCAAAATAAATTTGACCACCACCAAATGTATTAGCTCCAGTGTTAAAGGCTTTATTACCGTAAAAATGTAAACCATCATCTACTGTACTTCTTATTACTCCTTCAAGACTACTTCCTCCTGCTCTTGGTGCTCCTAAAACAAATACATCTTCTCCTGAGCTTAATCCTGATTGACTTACTACTAAAGATCCTGTAATTTGAGCATTACCTGTAAAAGGAAAAGCTGCTCCTCCACCACCTGCATTTTCTGCATAAGAAGCTGTTATTGCATAAGATGCTGAAGTAGCATTAGCAACGTTATTAATAGTGTTTTGAAAGGTACTCCCATCGCCTTTAGTATAAGTTATAGTAGCGTCTACATTACTTGCAGTAACTAAGAGAGAACCAGTGTCTGCAGCACCACCACCTCCGGAAGAGTTAATAGTAACATCTCCTGTAGATTGGTCTATAGTTATATTAGTACCTGCTATTATAGAAGTTACCCCTGTGTTAGGAGCGTAAGAAGCACTAACTGCTTGAGTAGCATTAGATGCAGTAACGTGTAAAGTAGTTACTCTACTACCTGTACCATCAACTACTGCTGCTCCGGATATTCCTCCTTCTATAGATCCTGAGACTTGTCCTAATTGCTCAAAGGTATCTCTTATCTGCTGTCCTGTTAAATTGTAATTTGCCATATTATTGTGGGTATTGTTTATATCTTGTATCGTAGACTCTGTATCCTCTTCTTATAAACTCTCTAGTCATTTTTCCTTTGTGATTAAAAACGAAAGGACTACCGTACTTTTCATCGTAGTCTGGATTTAATTCAAAAAGTTTATTTGAAGCATTTAACTCTGGATATAAAGTCTGCTCTTCTATTATATAGTCAGTTAATAAATTAGAATAGAATTCCATTTTATTTTGTACTGCTTGTCTTTTAACGTTATACATTGATCTATCAGCTGCAATAGATTGCTCTCCACCGTCTGGTATTAATAATCCATTATTTCTACTTCTTATGTATATTGAATCTAATATATAGTAATAAGCTGCATATATAAGCATGTTCTGAATATAATCATCAATTAGTGTCTTATAATTAGCATTTGCTGAATCATCTATAGTCCCTGCATCTACTAAAGAATTAAGCTTTTCATATAATAGAGTTCCTATAATTGGTTGTAGTTTTATGTCAGATGCTTCTCTTATACCATTTTTAATTAATGCAGTATCAACATTGTCTTCGATATCTGTATAATTTCGTATTTGAGCTTCTGATATTAAAAATGTATTTGTCATATCTTTATTCTAAGTTTCTTGGTACGTCTTCTACGTTAGTTTCGTCTGATCTCTCTACTTGTTCTGCTTCTGAGTCAGTTACCTCTACTGAAGTTACTACATCTTCTTCTACTTCTCCATCTTCGTAAAGAGTTTGTGTTTGTACTCCTAAGACTATATCTGGATAATTAACTTGCATAATACCCTCTAATTCTCTTAGTATTTGTTGCTGAAATGGTTCAATAACGTTATGTTCGAAAAGAATACGGCTGTCGATCAATTCAGATCTACCACCTAATTGTCCTTCTGTTTTTATTCCTAATAACATAGGAGAAGTAATTCTATGTGCTGTTAGTATCTGCTGAATAGACATATCGTTAATTGTAGTATAATAACCATCTGCACCATTTTGAGGTATAGGAGTAATATCTGGTTTATTCTCTGGACTATCTACATCCATATAAATTAATGCACCTGCATTTTCAGTTCCACCATAGTTAGCTCTTAACATAGTCTCTATAGACTCTACATCATCTGAACTACCATTTGAATATGTTGTTATAGCTAAACTTGGTGCTAAGCCATTTTTTATATTCTGAACATGGAAATTATCTATTTCTACGTCTAACTCAATGGTTCTAAGGGCGCCATTATAAGAAGGTAGTGGATAGTATTGTTGACCTGGTCTGTAGTTGTGTACGACAAAGATTTGACTTGGTTCATCTTTTGATTTTTTAGTATCAAAGACTGGTAAGTACATTGTATTATCGTCGGTATGAGCAGTAAATACTTTCCATTCGTTCGAAATATAATAACCTGGAATAATCCCTCTGTGGTTTTTTTCTTTAGCTCTTATAGTTGAAAAGTCAATATGATATGCTTCTGCTATTTTAGTTCTATCTCTACTGTAGATGACTTCTAAAGCAAAGCTACCGTGTAAGATATAATCTAAAGATATTTTCTTAAATATATCATTCCATGTTTCTCCTCTACTATTTGCATGCTCTAAGAAAACTTCATCGTTTGCTGTTAACCCTTGTCCTATAACTCCATGGACAATAGAATCTACACAAGCAGCATGTATTGCTGACCTGTTATATAGTTCAATTAAATACTGTGGAAAACTATTATCATTACCACTGCGGACATATTTGCCTTGTATTTTTTCTTGAAAGTTTACTTGCTCTGAATTGAACCTTTCTACTTTAGCAAAATGCATTTTATTTTGTTTCTTTGCCATAATTATCTATTATAAGTTGTATATTGGCCGTCTTGGTCACCGCCCGTATAACTAATATACGAAGGTT